TGTTGAACACCATATCTTGCACCACCAAACGCACCTGCTTTTGTTGCTTGTCCTGCTAATTGCGCACTTGCTTTAGCCGCTTCTTCATCTAATTGTTTTAATGCTTGTTGAGTTACGTCAGCCTGATACTGATTCATGAAATTTTGTCTATTACCTGTTGAAGGGTCATATTGTGTTTGTGCCTGTTGAAGAGAAGGAATACCAAGTCCCATCGTTGCTTGCGCTTGTTGTATAAAAGGTTCAAAAGATGCTACACCTGTTCGTGCACCTGTTGTAGGGTCAATGCCCATTTGTCTTGATGCTTCAGTAAAAGCTGCCGCTTCTGTTGGTGCAAAACCTGCAATGCCTCTTTGATATTGTTGAATAGGTTGATCTGCTAATTGAAATGTACCTTCTAATAATCGACGTCTATAATCCTCCAAATATGGAGCTTCTCTTGATATTTGTGTTGTTGTCTGTTCTGCCATTACGCTACCTTCTGACCCATTTTAGCAAGTTTATCTTGTAGTGCATACATAAAGTCCGCTCCTTTTTCTCTTGCTTCTTTTGCATTTGTTGCTCCCATCATTACCCCTGCACCATTAACAGCGTCAGTTCGTTGTACAAACTCGCCATCACTTAACATTGCAGGAATTGAATCACTTGTTTTTGTTCCAGGTCCTTCTATTTGACCTGTTCTTCTTGGAAATACATCTCCACCTTTTGCCATACCCATAATACCTTGTCCTGTAGCTGCGGAATATTGAACGGGTTGTTGCGCATTCATAATACCACCTTGATTTGCATAAATAGGTTGACCGTCACCACCTATACCTTGAAAACTTAAATTCTTAATTCTTCTATCTTCTGGAGGAGGAGCAAACTGTCCACCGTAAGCTGTGTCAACAGCACTCATGTATTCACTTGGATCAGCAACTCCTGCTTTTTTTGCATCTTCTAAAGCTGCCATGTAAGATAAAACAGCGGGTAAACCTGTTGCTAAAATTTGTGCGCCATAGGAGGGTCCTTCTCCGTCCTTGCCTGATTTTTTTCCAAGAAAGTCTACAATACTACTTCCAGCTTTTCCTCCTTTATCTATCATTTTATCAAATGATTCAGAAACCCCACTTGGAAGATTTTCTATCATTTTTGTTGGAGTGAAAGATTGAGGCACTCTTTCGAAAATACTTTTACCACTTTTTCCAAACGGTGTTGCTGCCAAAGCAGAAATACCTGCTGACATTAACGCGTCTTTTGGTTTGTTACCTGTAAGTAGGGAAGCTATACCGCCTCCTAAAGCAGAGCCTATAGCTCCTCCAAAAGGTCCTGGTAAAGCTGCTCCTAAAAAAGGCGCTGCAATTTGCAATCCTTTTTCTAAAATCCCTTTTAATCCTTTGAGCATAATCTCCTTATTAACTGCAATTTATGTGATTGTCTATGGCAAGGAGGCTGGCCTTGAGAAGTAAGCCTAATTATTTATATGATTATAGGCAAATTTCGTGTAATGTGCAATCAGAAATATGACCTTTGACATTAAGAAAGTACCAATGGTCCGTGTAACGTGGCTCGATGCCCGTGATACAGAGACAGGATGGCTAGATATAAAGGACGTTATGAACGCTCCTTTAGCAACATGTCAAGAAGTTGGTTGGTTAATTCACAATAACAAAGAGAAAGTAATAATTATGCGATCTTATAGTAAAGACAAAGACGATATATCAGGTGGTGGCGCTATCGCTATACCAAAAGGTTGGGTTACAAAGATAGAATACCTAACAGTCGACTACGCAGAACACGAATAGCTTGTCAAGAAAACATTTTTAAAAAAGAATATTGATTGGAGAGAAAATATGTTTAAATTAGGTTCTCACCAAAATACAAATCACAGGAGACAATATGGAAAATCAAGAAGTATTAAAAGCCATAGCTGTCCTCGCTGACAAGGTGGGGCGCTATCACGAACGTTTAATGACTATGGAAAGAGAATTAGAAAAACATCAGAAAGACAACTCAAGTCACTGTGATGAAAACTGCGAGTGCAGGAAAAATTAAAGTTCTCCTCCAGATCCAAAAACGTCTGGCATCTTAACAACGCGAATGGTAACATCTTTGGTCTTCGTTGAAGCCCAAGGATTACCACAGTCGCTACAATCACCTGTTGCTAACTCTTCTGAATCCACTTCATTATTGCAATTATTACAATATACTTTTTCCCAAACCTCTGGTTTCAAGACAGGGACTTTATTTCCGTCTACTACTTCGTGACCAATGACTTCGGCGTCTTGTACTTTTTTACCTATTTCTGACATTACGTTATCTCCATTATACTTAATAAAATTTCAACAGCATTACCAGTAGCTGCTTCTATTTTTATTTGATCTGCTTGTTCTAATACAATTGGATGTGTTAATACTTCTTTTGATTCTGGATGAGCCAGCGCAGCATCATGCAATAACACTTCTAAGTTAGAGTTACTAGAGTCCAACATCCTTACTTTTGTATTAACGTTACTGCCACTAATATTAGCAATAATAATACTTTTAATAATAGTCGTGGTCGGTGGGATGGGAGGCACGGCTCCTGAGTCACCTGTTGGTACCGTATAAACTGTTGTATTAGCCGTTGTCGTTGGCTGTAAACTAACGCTTTTAAATGTATCAACCAAGGAACCACGTCCTTGCTGTCGACTCATCTTTCAAGTCTTCTTGAAAACCAAAATTTAACTGCTGTGTAATCTGCTCTAGTATACGAATAAGAGCGTTGAATTGATCTGCCTGATAATCAGGTGTTGCATCTGGTAATCTTGTTGTTGCTATTTTAGCCATTATCTACCTCCATCTGGTTGCACATCTAAACGCAGTGTACCATAACGCCAATCTGCATTAAGATCCGTGCTTTCAATTTTTAAATTTGTTTGTCTACCTCTACCACGTGTATCAAATTTTGTCGTGCTAGAATTAACAGTTCTGGTGACAGTAGTTGATGATGTATCATTAGGGTATGTTTTAAAATTCATTGTTATAGTAGCATTTCCTGTTTGGTTTTTAAAATCAGGTATACCGCGACTAACATGTAATAATTGTTGGCCATCTTGAATATCAAAATCACCTGATTGTATAAAGGCTGTCATTGCTGTTAAGTTATCATTACTACCTGTTTCTTGTTGATAATACGTTGTAGCACCATCTGTTACACCTAATACAGTAGGCGTTGTTGGTAGAGATGTAGGGCTATATAATGTTGCATAAGGTTCTTGATAAACACCATAATCTGTCCATGTTGTTCTTGCTAATGTATTGGTGTACCATGTTTTTTCTAAGTAATTATATGTAACAGAACGATCAATATAGTTTGATGCATTTGATGCATAGAACCAAGTAATTTCGTTAAACTCCGAATTAACACCCGCATATGTTTCTGGTTGATGAGCCGCGCTAAAATCTTCAAAAACAAAGTCTTGTACAGAACAAGGTAATTTACGAATTGTACCATCGTATAAGAAGAACGCATTCTGTGACATCCAATACGCAACACCATTGATATCCACTGTAGAGTGAACACCGACCGCGCCACATCCACCACCTAATTGTACAAGAGAGAAAGTAAAAGGTGCGCCAACAAATTGTAATGCGTGTAAAGAAGTGTCTGTCCAAACTAGCACCGCATTACGTGATCTTGTTGCTGCCACAATCTTTGATCCATCTTGAATACGGAAGGAACCTGCTGTGTTTGTTGCAACAGGTGTCCAATCCGTATAATCTTCTTGGGAGGAAAACCGCAAGAATAAATCATCTTGCGTAGAAGCTGTACCAATTGTTGTTTCTGTACCAAATAAAAAGACATGTCTGTCTGGCATAGAAACAAGATTAAACCGTGAACTTGTAGGAGCTTGTGTAATAATAGCAGCTCTTGTTGATACACCAGATGATGTATCCCAACGATAGGTAGAACCTTTATGTGCTGTTGCAATTAAGTCTTCACCAAACGTATCAAAAGACCAGTTACGACCATCAATCGTTACGTTAGAAACAAGTCTAGGTTCGTTCCAACCTGGATCACTACCACTATAAGTAGGAGTATTCCATACATCTGTACCCCAACCATAACCGTAAGTTGATGTTTCTTGTCCAATACTAATTTGATAATTTGCATTACCTGTACCTCCACCACCTGCTGTTGATCCAGATGCTGTATTTGTATGTGTTACAACATAAGAGTTAGCATTAGTAATAGAAGTAATTTCAAATTCATTATTCATATCTAAACCGTCTATGGCAGAGAAAGAATCAAAGGTTACAAAATCACCTTGTATAGCACCGTGTCCTGTATCCGCTACAGTGACGTTGTTGGTACCATTTGTTGTAAAAGGATTTGTTAAAGATGTAGGACCACGACGTATAGGTGTTACATCATATGCTGTACCCTCTGTGTAGATATATAATTTTCTATCTGTGCCGATGGCCGCGTACCGTACACCATTGAGATCTGTCCATGTGTGTTGATCTCTTGCAACACCGATAAGTGTATCTGTAATAATAGTAGACCAACCACCTATTTTTTGTGGTAAGCCATAATGAAATCGTACATTTTGTGCATCGGTCCAACGACCTTCAGCACCGTATTCTGTATCTTGTTTATCAATACCAGGAGCAATATTTAATTTTGTCAACATTATGCAGTCCTCAAAAATCTATAACTAATTTCACCAGCACCGCCAGCTCCACCAGGAGCACCTTGTTCGGTTCCTCCACCGCCACCACCAGATCCTCTTGTGCCAGGATTACCGACTTGACCTGGTTCATAAGAACCACCATTACCTGCATCGCCTCCCGTTCCACCATCAACTTGTCCATTGTATGACGAAGCACCGTTAGCACCACCGACGTTACAGTTATCACCAGAACATCTATTACCACCAGATCCTGACGCGCCATTTCCATGCTGATTAAAAACACCTAAAGGACCTGATTGATAACTCGTAATATTTTGACCATCCACTGTTGTTCCTGATGTTAAAGCAGTACCTGATATTGTCGCTACTCCCCCTGTTCCAGCGACCGCAACAGAATTATAGTTGGATGTTGCACCCACTCCAACACCTAAACTAAACAAAGCTCCTGTTGAAGTTCCTGATACCGTTGTTGCAGCACTTCCATTACCACCACTACGAGATGTTCCATCGCCTGGAGGATCTCCAATAGGATTACCACCAGCACCACCTGTGCCAGTTACTATTGTTAGTGTTTCACCACCTGTAACAGAAAAAACTTTATCTGATATAAAAGCACCAGAACCGCCACCAGCTCCTGCATCTTCATATCCTCTCGAATCATAATCCATGCCACCAGAACCGCCACCACCTGCAGCAGCAGCGAATTGAACATGAATAGCGTTTGCTAAAGAAGGAACGAGTACAGACCCTGTTGTAGTAGAAAAAGTAGTTGGTGTTTCAAAAATAACAAAAACATTTTGCCATGTGCCACCGTTTTTTACATAGACGTTATTAATTGTTTGATTTGTGAAAGAGGTTCCGTCACGTACATAGAGTCTATCTATTGTACGCCAAACTCCACCATCTTTAACATATACTGGCATTATGCATTAACTATATTGATACCAAATATCGCCATTAG